ATAAAACGACTCCTGGAGCCGCTGGTCCCCCTACGCCAGAAGGAATTTTTCCTGAAGTTCTTCCCGAAAATCAGACCCCATTTCCTGATATTTTTCAAGGAATGTATGATGCTAAAGGTACGGTCCCTGAAATGATGGGACTCACAAGTCTTAGGTCTGATTCTATGACTATTTCAAATAGGTATAGAGGGAATAAGGGTGCTGATCCATATCAAGATTATAAAGTAAGTCTTCAGAGTGGCTCAGGAAAAAGATTGGCTTTAATTGATAGCCCTACGGTAGATGGAATCGTGATGACTAATGAACATCGTGGGAAAGATTATATGATTTGGAGTACAGGAATGAGTGAGCAGAGTCCCTTTGCCGAAGGGGAGGTTCATTGGAGAACTCATGGTCCCTTTAATCTATATTCCTTATTTAATAGATTTCATATATGGATAGAAGATGGATTAAATATTGAAATTGAAAACAAATCTACAGGAGCTAAGTCATATGGACCAGGAGGGAAACTCGGACCCCCTTCTACAGGAGGAGCTAAAGCAACTCAGAGAATTTCCACATTTGGAGATGAAACTACGGGATGTATCCATTTACTTTCACATCATAATAACATAACCTTGGAAGCGTTAGAGGCTGATTCTGTGATCCGTATTGTATCTCCAGGCGCAGACTCTAAAATTATTGTAGATAGTGGGGGAACAGTAGATATAATAGCTAAAAGTAAAGTTACCCTACAAAGTGATACTGAAGTAGAAATTAATGCTCCTATAGTAGATATTAATGCTACTGGAAATATCACAGTAGATGGGGCTCAAGTACACTTAAATGGAGAGGGGCCTGGGTACACAGCGTAAGGTATAAATAATGGCATTTGATTATTCTAAAGCAGCAAGGATTATAACTACTTCTCCTACTCCGGTTTTGGATGCGATGGGCAC